AAAATAATTCTGGTGATCTCATCTACGTTGAGAACAGAAGACTGATCACTCGTGCTCCTGACCAGATTGAAGATATAAAGTTAGTAATTGAATTCTAGAAACTACGCTAAATACTAAAGATTAGATACTTAGTATTTTTGGCGAAGTAAGATGCCTCAGAAGACAAACCTAAATGTAACTCCTTATTATGAGGACTTTGACGCGAGTAAGAATTTTTATAAGATTCTATTCCGTCCTGGCTACTCTATTCAAAGTAGGGAATTAACGCAAGTACAATCTATTCTCCAAAATCAACTTGAGAGTTTTGGAAAGTATGCATTCAAGCAAGGTGAGCTTGTAATTCCTGGCGAAGTAGGTCTTAATACAAAATTAGATTACGTTAAATTATCATCTGTTTCTGAGGTTGCTATCTCTGAAGGAGATGATATTGTTTATAAAAAATATGATATAACTCAATTAATAGGTCAACAGGTTCAAGGTCTTACTTCTGGTGTTATCGCAACTATCTTGTCAACAAAATTAGCAACTGAGTCTTCTGCTGATACTTTATTTGTAAATTATATTAATAGTGGTAATTCTAATACTGAGTCTACTTTTAGACAAGGTGAGACACTAGAGGTAGTTGATGGTGTCAATACTCCTTTACTTGTAGTAGGTACAGATGGTAGTGTTCTTCCTACTAGTATTCAAATTACAAATCCTGATACAGATGCGGTAACTTCATTAGAAAGTCCTGCTATGGGATTTGGTTCTGCTGTAAAGGTAGAAGAAGGTATATATTTTGTTAATGGTTACTTTATTCGCAACGATGAAGCATTACTTGTTATTGATGAATATTATGATAAACCATCTGCAAAAGTTGGTTTTACAATTAAAGAAGAAATTATAACACCAGAGGAAGATGCAAGTTTATATGATAACGCAATAGGTTCTGCAAATTATACTGCACCTGGTTCACATAGATTAAAAATTAGTTTAGAGTTAAAGGAGTTTGCTCTTAATGCAATCACAGATAAAAACTTTATTCAGTTACTTACAGTTTCAAGAGGACAAGTACAAAGTAAAATTTCTTCTACAGACTTTAGTGTATTAGAACAAACATTAGCTCGTAGAACATTTGATGAGTCTGGTGATTATGTTGTAGATAATTTTTCTGTAGATGTTAGAGAGTTTGCACAAAAAGATGGTAATAGAGGTATTTTTGGTATTGATGAGTTTGGTTTATATAATGGAAAGAGTGCTTCAGAAGCAGCGAGAAAAATGATTGCCAGCATTGGTCCTGGTAAAGCATATATTAAAGGTTATGAGATTGTTAATAAAGAAACTAAGTATCTAGAAATTAATAAAGCAAGAGAAAGTCTCTCTAGTGACAATGTAAATCTTAAGAGTAAAGGTTTACCAACATACAGCATTACTAACGTGTTTGGCAGTGTTCCTTTAAACAAAGAGGGATCTGAGTTAACTGCATATCCTGATGTATTTTTATACTCTACATTTAATGATGGATCTATTGGTTTAAACAATACAGAACTATCAACTGATCACAGACAAACTATTGATAGAAGAGGTAAGATTTTTAATGTTGATGATGGAATTAAAACTATTACTTTACAAATTACTAACACTACAACTTTAATTGGTGCAGTAACAGATTCTACATTTCAAACTCAATTTGGTGAATTGTTCTTCATTAAATCTAGATCTGATTCTGGAACACCAACATCTACTGGTTCTTTTAAGACATTATCTTTTGCTACTACTAATAAACCACTTATTAACTCATCAGTATCTGTTCAATTTTTAGAACTTACAATTTTTGGTAATAAGAGTGAATTAGAACTATTAGCATTAGAATATGATTTAGCTGATCAAGAATATAAGAGAAAAATTTATTTAACAGAAGCTGATGCTGCAGCAGGAAATAATGAATTTGGATTTATTGTAGATTACTCAGAAATTGTCACTCCTGTTATTGGAAAAACAAAACCAAGTAATTTATTTTTACAACAAAGAGGATCTGGATTTGATTCAGATTCTGATATTGTTTTATCTAAAGGTCGTTTAGAGGCAGGAACATCTGCATACAATACTACATTTGGTTATTCATATTTTGATCCACAGTTCTTTACTAAAATTATCTTAGAAAGTATCCCTGCAGCTGCTGGTTCATTTGATGAGGGTAAATATGTATTTGGTCTTAACAGTAACGCATATGGAGTTGTAGAAGGATCATCTGCTGGTGTTTATAGTACAGGGAGAATTCTGTTTGTTAAAACTTTATCTGGTAAGTTTTTATCTGGTGAAACAATTAGAGATGAAGATGGTAATACTGTAAAGATTGCAAAAGACAATACTATTTCACACTTCGTTGTTCAGAATAGAGGTTTAGGATATGCTGATGGTGTATCTCTATTAATTAATGGTCTTGAATTTGATGCATCAAAAATTGATATAGGTAAGAATGTTGCTGGTAACATTTACAATGCAACTATTATCAATAGAAGAGCAGTAAACGTTGAATATGCTCAACCTCCTGCTGTAACTGTAAAAAATCCTGATGGAGCAGCTACACCTGCTTCTGCAGCTGCTGTTGTACCTGTTTTATTCAGAAATTCTGTTACAACTTATACTCCACAGAATGTAAAATCAATTGGTTGTGAATATGGTTCTGGAAATGCAAATACTTTTTCTGCAGATGTAGTAGTAGACAGTCAGACTTTTTCTGAAATTAAATCAGTTACCAATTTTACATTCTTTGGAACTCAAGGAACTAATTTTATTGAGTCTACCAGTTTTAGTGCTGATGCATCTGTTCTATTACAGCAAGGAGATCTTGTACAGTTCTCAGATGATAATAATAATCTAGTTCGTGCTATTGTACAATACGCAACAAAACAAGAAGGATCTTCTAAGTCTAGAATTTATCTAGATACAGCTTTGCCTGGTGATGTTACAAATACAAGTATTGTGCGTTTACGTCCTAAGGTAGCAAATACTAACTCTGGTACATTACTATTCCCAACTGGTAGCAAACAAGTATCTCAAATATCTACTGGTGGAGATGATACCAAGATCAAGTATTACTTCCGTAGAGATTTTGTAACCACTGCATCTTCTGGTGGTGGCACAATTACATTTGCTGCACAGTTACCATTTGGTACACAAAGATTTGCTGCATTTAGCGAAGAAAATTATATTATTACTGTATTAGATCCTGGTGATGCACCTGACATTGTAAAAGGTGATATCATTTTTGTTTCTGATGATGCAGTAGAAATTACATCTGCTACTGACACTGCTAGTGGATTAACATCTGGTAGTATCAGTTTACAATTACCATCAACATATTTTGGAACTATACCATCTAATGGTACTTTCCCTAAACTTAAGTTAACTGCAACATTAGAAGTATCTAATGCAAAACCAAGACTTAAGACTGCTGTTAGAAATAAGAGAATTGTTATTGCTTCTGCTGGTGATCGCATCGTTCCATTCAGAGGACAAGATTACGATAATGAAGTTGTAGAAACTCTATCATATTCTGATGCTTTTAAATTGAAATATATCTACGAAGGAACTTCTTCTCAAGCACCTGATGTAGATTCTGCAGGTAACTTAATTTCGGGAACTGACGTTACAGCTAGATATTCATTTGATAATGGTCAAAGAGATACATTGTATGATGTTTCTCGTATTGTTCTAAAACCAGGTTTTGAACCTGCTGTTGGTCAACTATTAATTGCATTTGATTACTTTGAGCAATCTCAAGGAGACTTCTGTACTATTGATAGTTATCTTCATGAAGCAGGTGTTCCAGAAGATGAGATTCCATCTTTCAACTCTTCTGTTCATGGAAACTTAGAACTTAAAAATGTAATTGATTTCAGACCTAAAGTAGATAGCAATGCTATTATTCCTGGTTTCCTTAATATCGCTTCTCTTGAAACTACTGTTGGATCTTTTGCTGGTGCTGGTGCTGTAGTTTCTAGTACACCAGCTCCTGATTTGAATTTAGAATATACATTCTCATTCAGTCAGATTCAATACTTAGATCGTATTGATGGCATCTTTTTAGATAAAAAAGGTCAGTTTATAGTTAAAGAAGGTAATTCGTCACTCAACCCATCTAAACCTGATCCTATTGATGATGCTGTACCTCTTTTCTATGCGTATATTCCTGCATTTACTAAGACAACTAAAGATGTAAGAGTCACACCTGTTGATAACCGCCGTTATACAATGCGTGATATCGGTAAGTTGGAAAAGCGTATTGAAAGACTTGAGTACTATACAACACTTAGCATACTAGAACAGCAAGCACTTAACATGCAAGTTAAGGATGAGATTGGTCTAGACAGATTTAAGTCTGGTTTCTTTGTAGATAATTTTGAGGCACACAAAGTTGGTAACTTACAATCTCTTGATTATAGGTGTGCAGTGGACAGTCAACAAAGTGTCCTACGTCCTCAAGCAAAAGAAGATTCTGTAAATTTGGAAGAAGTAAATGTAAGAGAAGATCAAAGATCAGTTTCTGGATATCAAAAATCAGGACATATGATAACATTGCCATATTCACCATTAAATTTACTTGGTAATGATTTTGCATCTAAGACTTTAAATCCAAATCCATTTGTTGTATTACAATACGTTGGTGATGGAGAGATTTCTCCTTCTATTGATCATTGGTATGATCAATCTGAAGAACCATTAGTAGTAGATACTAACACAGATCTATTCAACATATTCTTAGCAAAAGAAAATGTAAAAGAAAGTTTTTCAAGTTTGTTTAATTCTTTTGTTGTTAACTGGGTTGGAACATCCACATCTTTCACTACAATTAATTCTTTAGGTCAAGTTAATACACAGCAAGCTATAACTTCTGTTGCTAGTGCATCAGTAGCAAGTTCTTCAAATATTAGTCCTCAAAACAATGAGGTAGGAAAAGGAATTCAAACTAAGAGTATTGGTGAAAGTTTAGTTTCAACTTCTTTAGCTTTCTTTGCTAGAAGTGTTCCTATAAAATATGTGATTAAGAGAATGAAACCCAATACAAAGATGTATGTTTTCTTGGAAGGAAGAGATATTGGTCGTTGGGTTAATCCTGATCTAAGATTTACTGGTATTGCTGGAAATTCATTATCAGCATTTAATGGTGAAATAACTACTGATGAATATGGTAATGCTAGTGGATTAATTGTTGTTCCTGCTGGTCTACCACCATCTGAAAATGCAACTTGGACTGGTGATGTTGATACTTTGCCATATGACACCTCTGCTGAAGAAGTATCAATTACTTCTGGTATATTGACATTTAGATTTACATCTAGTGCAACTAACGAACCAAAAGAAGAAGTTGATAGTTATACAGAAGTCAAGTATTATGCTACAGGTATTCTTCCAGAGAATCCTTCAAGTATTGTTTCTACAAAACCATCTTACTTTAAATCTAATGAAGGAATTCAATTAATTGAAAGTAATACTGATAATCCTATAAGACCAAATCCTCTTGCACAAACATTTAAAGTAGAAAATCTAGATGGTGGATGTTTTGTAACTGGTGTAGATCTTTTCTTTAGTAAGAAGAGCACTAACATTCCAGTCAAAGCTTACATTTCTAATGTTGATGCAGAAAAACCTGCTAAGAACATTGTGCCTGGTTCTGAAAAAACTCTTTCTCCAAATACATTCCTCAAGTGTTTTGCTAGTGGAAATATCTCAGTTCTTAAAGGAGAAAATGTAACTGGTGCATCTTCATCTGCATCAGGTCCTATTCTTAAAATATTTGATAAGAACAATGTAGAATTGGTAGCTACTGCATCTGGTAGATATAGTCTAACTAATGAGCAAGTTTATACTGTAGTTTTAAGTAATCATAATGGTAAATCTTTTGTACAAAATGAAGATTTAATTATTCCATCTGTTACAGAAACAAACGCATTGAACAATACTGATCTTGTTCTTGCTATTGCAAAAGACAGTGGTAAAGTTTCTAAAATGAGAATTACTAACACTGGTCAAAATTATGACAGTGCAATTCTTACTATTGAGAGTCCACAATTACCTGGCGGATCTACTGCTACAGCAAGTATAGAAGTTTCTAATGGTCAAATTTACAATGCTGAGATATCACTTAGTGGATTTGGATATACAGAAGCACCATCAGTTGTTGTGAAAGGCGTCGGAAATGGTGCTGGAGGGTGTGAAATACAAACCTTTATAGAAATAGATACACCAGCAGTTAGAATGGGTGTAGCGGTTGATGCAGGAGAGGTAACAAACTCCACAACACCTACACATTTCGCATTTGATTATCCTGTTTATTTACAGAACGATACTGAATATGCATTGGTAATAGAAACTGACTCTACTGATTATGAGCTCTGGGTTTCTAAACTTGGTGAAACTGACATTGCTACAAGTACGGTCATTACCACCCAACCATCATTAGGTTCGGTTTACCGATCACAAAATACTGAGAGTTGGACAGAGGATATATTTGAAGATCTTAAGTTTACTCTTTACAGAGCAGAGTTTGATACAACAAGACCTGCAGAACTTCTTCTTAAGAATGAAAATCTTGGTTATGAATTATTGGATGCAAATCCTATTGAAACAAATGCAAGTTCTAATTCTGCTTC